GGTTTTTCTAATTTTTGTTTAAAAAGTCTAATAATAAAAAGTTTAAAATGTGTTATGAAGTTCATTTACATCACTGCGCCTAGGGCTTTTGCGACGTTCATGGCAACGGGTGCGTAAGTAATTACACCATTGACTAAGCTTTTTGCTCCTCTAAGAGCCATCCTTGCTATATCTCCTATGTGTTTTGGGTTTTCATACACTGCAGACATTGTACGCATGGATGTAAGTGCGTCTTCAAATGCATGAGGATCTCCAAAAGAGGCTTTAACATTACGCCAAGTACTTGCGGTCTTGTATTCTAAGCCACAACACTGGGTAACGTAAGTGTCTCTCCCTTCAATTGTTGTGCATTTGGCAGCTATAACGAGATAGTCGCTCTTTGTTTGTAGAGGAAAATACGCCTTTTGAATTTGGCCTTTTGATGCTTCAGTTGGTGCCATGTTGTCAAAGTCTTCGAATTGGGATGGTTTCAAAAATCGATACATCCCATTTTTGAGGTTAAGTCTAGTGGATCCATTGGCAGAAGAAACATTCTGGAAATTTGTGTATCGCATCCAATCGACACCTTGGGGTACTTGCCATGACGCAATATACCCTTGTCGGTATAAATTTGCTGCTTTGTTTGATACCATCACGGATTGAGAAATAAATCTAAGTCCTTGAATTCCATAAATTTCATCTTGGAAATCGTTGACGCAACGGTGAGACCAGTGCGGGGTTTCGATAGTTTCAATGTCGATGAAGACACTTGAGAGGTTAAGGCTACCAGGGGTTGTCGACGCAGTTGCTTCAAGGCTAACTGCGAAATATCCAGGCTTAGAAACTTTGAGTTCAACAAAGCTTGTCGCGGTCCCACCACTTGAGGAGGTTTGTGAGTGAAGGATACGCTTCCCATCTTCCATCTCCCATAACTTGTACGAAATGTTATTCCCCGTTGCTGGGTTCGAAAAATTAATCCGTACAAGGCAAGTGGGAGAGCCTCCGTCCTGATTAGCTGGATTGCCATCCACGTACATAAAGGTAACACCGTCTGCTTCCCCAGGATAATACGTTTGTCCATGGGCGGAATATCCGGAAGTGTGGACTGCGTGTGTGAAGTAAATAAAACTGGGCTCGTCAGTGAGTCGTAATCCACCACTAGCGGCGGAACTCGAATTGTAGTCGTCTCTATACCATGCCCGGTAACTTGTGAAGGTCCTATCGCCATCATACATAACGAGGTTGCGCAATGGATCTCTAAAGGCGAATATGACCATTTCGTCATTTGCGGGGTAGTATGGGGTCCAAGTGTAAGCGGTCTCTGTGGGGTCCTTGTTCCAAGAGGAATCGATGAGTCTGAAAGGTTTCGCAACAGCTGTCGGTGCTGTTGTAAACGGATTTGAAAATCTAATTGCTTCTGCGGAATTTGGATCAGCAAGATACTGCACCACTCGGGCATACTCACGTTCTTTCTGAGTATTAACTTCGGAATATACTTCTTTGCGAATCTGTTTCGATACCGCTTTCCGTTCCAGTCGGTTAAAACTCCGTGGGCTCATGGCTATGGTTTCTTGTTTGCCGTGTTTAATAATGGGGGAATGTTTGATTGTTTTGTCTATGCGTTTAATCTCTTTCTCGACCTTTTTCATAGCCTTAGGAGCTCCAGTCTGCTTAGTGGCAGGTCCTGGATTGGGTTCGACGCATTCGCGAGTTAGGTCTTTAATCCATTGAGATGCTGCTTGAAATAGCTCCTCGCGATCGTTTATGTCTTTGAAAGCACCTGCCTTACTATGGTAGACAAGTTCTTGAAAGATCTTTTTAAAAAGTTTTGCAACTCGGGGACTTCTGTTCTGAATGTCAACCAAATCGTCTTGGTGTTTCATAATCCTTCCTGATATCTCAGCTAAGCGCTTATTGATCTTTGGAGTCGTGAACATAGGCAGTTGACACATAAGTGATTGGATAACTGCGAATGAAAAACAAACCTCACTACAGTTAATGAAGGATTGCAAGTAAGAAACAGTGTCTTCCTCGTCGGAGTCTTCTTCTTGTTTAATCTCCTCGGGTGGGATAAGACGTG